GTGGTCGTCAACAGATTAAAAATATTGCAAATAATACTACAAAATACTATTGACAGGTTTAAAAAATATAAGGATTATGCTAAAATTAAATTACTAAAAAATAAAATAAAAAGGACAAAAAATGTTTAAAATACCAATAGAAAAAATACCAGAAATCATTCAGATAATGTTATGTATCAATTTTGTTTGCATAGTAGTAATAGCATTAGCTTGTTTAATTATTGCAAGTATAAATAGCAGCACTAATAATAGATTAGATAAAATATTAGATGAAATTAAAAAATTAAATAATAAAAATTAAAACGGTAAATCTAATAATAAATCTTTAGAATCAATTCTAGAACCTCTGCTAGCGTGATATTGAATCTCATAGTTATCATTAATATAATCTGGCTTTGAGTTTCTAACAATTTTACCTAAACCAAACTCTTCAACGCCGTTTACAGTCGTTTGTGGGCGTTTTAAATTCTGAGAACACCAATAGCGCTTCTTACCTGAAAATAACGGCATATCCTTTATTAAATATTGCTTTAAAACATAATTAGCAACTGCTTCTGGATTATCGGTTATAGGAACAGCTGACGAGATTTTGCCAGCGCGCCAGCTTGATATATTGTACATGTCTCTACCTGATTTAGTTTTAATATTTAGCTTTTTAAGATAACCGTTATAATTTTTAAATAATGAATGAAAATGTAAAGCACCGTCCTTGTGTAATTCTGGAACGATAATATACTTTAAATTTGGAGATTTTTCGCGTTGACGATGTAACCACATATGCATGACATGTTTGCAATGTTCAATGTCATATCTATTATGCTTGCGATTGTCAAATGTGAAAGTACAAAAATAATCAAAATGATTACACAAAATTATGTCTTTGACTAACGTTTTGGTTCTTCTAAGAGAACGATTATCGTTTATTTTTTGAGAGATTTTAGAGACTTTAGTTTCACCTGAATCATCTCTATTTTTTTCAACACCAAAATAAATTTTATAGGAATTATGATAGATTATAATCTTTGTCATGTGCGGATAAACCTTTACTATGTTAGATATAATTTTTTCATTATGTCTAACGCTAAATTTACTAATCATCAACCATACCCCAAAACTAATTTAACAGTAGTAAACGTACATAATGTGTCCCTATTATCAAGTATGCGCGCAAGCGCGCGGGGACACATCGGCGGGCACCGCGCACAGCGCGGTTAGCCCACCGCTAACGTTTGCGAAAAATTCCGCGTTTTTTCTTGATCTTAATGTCAGAATAATTTAAATTTATATTTTGATTAAAGCTTGAATAGACATTTGGATTTTCATCGCCAGTGAAAACAACTTGATATGTATCATACGAATCTCTAAGTTTTTGCGAATGGAAAAAGCAGCCAATTCTAAGTGGATTAGCGCCAGTTTGACGGCCAGCATTGGTAAAATCCAATTTTTTAGAGTCAAACGCCCAATAGATGGTTAAAATCGCACCCCTGGTAAATGGAAGACCAATAGACTTGCATTTAAAGGCGATATCTGAACGGCGACGCGTTTGCTTGTTTATCTGATCATAATCCTGAGACGTAACCAAATGTAACCGCCTCTGCTTGCGATTCTGCGCATGTTGCTCAATGACCCATGGGGGTACGTTCCTAGAATCCTGGTTCGAAAAGTAGTTCTGATATTCATCCGTAAGCATTATGACGCCGTACTTACCATTCTTCACGTGTTTTATGACCAACTCATAGCCTAACTTAGACTGGTAAAATATGTAATATCTGCTTGTGTCGAAACCTCTGCTTATAAAATCCTGTAAGAGGGAAGGGGAGTCGTGGAAATTAAGCGGAATCATATCTTTAAGAATTATATTGGATACTACTACAGCTTGCGGATACGCCCTACGTATCCGCCTGGCAAAATAGATAAGCGTAATAGTTTTACCAGAACCTTGTTCACCATAGAAAGCCTGAATTCCCGTTGGCTTGAAATAGAGAGGGTCTTTGGATAAACGGTAGTTTTCTTTTACTGCGTCAATATGAAATTTTAGATCACGTTTAACAAAATTTAATATCTCTGACATGAAATTCCTTTCATTTTTAAATTAAAATTAGCCTCTAATACGTTTATATAACCACAATGACATGTGAATTAAAGGTGATAGCAACATATAGCTTATGATTAAAACTACAACGACTTTAAAGAAGTCATTGCCTAATAAATTCTTGAAAATCTGTATAGGCGTTGTAAAGAATTGAGTTATATAATTTAAAGCTTCTTGTAATGGTTGCGGTAATGGGGGAATTTTAAACCAACCGAAAATCCAGGTTAGTAAGTTTAGAATCATCTGAATTATAATTGTAAATATCATTCCGCGACCTCTGCATTCTTATCTATGTCAAAAATATTAGTAATCTTGCGCCAATACGCGTAAATTAAAACTATAACCACAGCAGATTGTAGTAGTTTTTGAAAAATATTCCAAACTTGAGGAAAACTGTAGCGCCAGGCACAAAGCTTGAGATTATAGCCGATATCACAAGTTTGATTATTAATATCGCTAGAGGTTATAGATTTTAAAATATTGAGGGTAAAATCAAATGGAGTCCATAGAAATCCTAAAGATTTTGACATAGTATCAGTAAAATTTTTAAAATAATCTTTTAAATCTGAGATATCTGGAACGAATAGATAAGCTAAGTATGATTTTAACGCAATTCCGAAATTCTCTAAATGACAACCTATAGCTTGAATTATGTTTAAGCTTGAGCAATCCTTAAAAGGCGAATAATCTTTGCAAGCACCATTTTCACAGTTTTGAGATTTAGTGCCTGAAAAATAAGAAGAGCCATCAATTAAAATCGGTAAATTTAAAACATGGAAATTATACTCATCATCTAAGCCTGGAAATGGAATTCCAGGCCATACATATTGTAAAATTAGATAATATTTACCTTTATTTTCAAAATTATAAGTAAAACGAAGTGCATCAGCTAAACTTAAATCACCTGAAGAATAAATAGGTTTTTGATCAGTTGGATTTTGCTTGATCTCATACTTGAACTTAGTGTCCCTGCCCCACGGATAAAACATTGGTTTACATAAATCCTGAAATTGCTTTGTACAAAGAAAAGCATCAAGCTTTAAACCATTAACAGAATAATGAATAGATGGAGTGGCATTTTTCTTCTTATTAAGATTATCTATGCGAATTCCTTCATAGCCTGGTGGATAGGTGAAGGGAAAATTATTAACGAAAAATTTATAATCACTAGACAAAGATAAATATGAATAACTAACTAACTTATCACTAGCAGCACCGGTATAGAGAAGAGGGCGATAATTACAACCACGATGATCTGATAATTGAATAAACTTAAATGTGTGATTAGCTTTATTATGAAAACCAATACTATTCTCTGAAAATCCAGCCTGATTGAAATCCTCTGTTTTAGAAAAAGCAAAAACGATATCAATACCTTTTTGCAAAATCGCCCAATATCCACCATTTTCTGTATCAATTATAGAACGAAATTCTCTATAATACGATAATAGTTGTTCTTTATACTCTGCGCGCGTTCTATTGACAGCACGCTCCAAAAAAAACATATAGTTATCAGATATATCACCAAATTTATCTTCAGAATTAGAACAATCGCGACCATTATCACGAATTTTAGGCAAATATAAGTTTGGCGTTGTTTTGATGACATTATCATATGGAGATTTTGCATTAGCATAAATAGGAATTATAAGTTGAATAATTAAGCTTAAACTTAAAACTGAAATAATAATTTTCTTCATGATCAATCTTTTCTATACGAAATTCTACTTATAAAATACAAAACGATTAAGGTTGATAATAAAATTACAAAATATTTAATTAAAAAATTATCAAGCATAAGCTGTAATTCTGAAGCAGTTATCATCATCTAATCCTTTGAGCTTGTTACAGTATATAATGACTTAAAAACAACATCTAAAACTATTTTAGTACCTGCGCCAACCGCTATAATAGCTAAAAGTGCTGGAAAATTAATTGATATTGTTTTTGTAATAATTAATACAATCTCTTGTGTTGTCATAGTTTAAAATCCAGGGTGGGGGGACGTGGTGGAGTTCCCCCCGAAAAGTTAAATTCCGCGCCCTCTTAATGAGCGGTTAAGTACATGTCGGAATAAAGTAAATCCGACACCGAAGCCAATTAAAACTGCAAAACCTACCCAGTTTTGGCTGAAATATTTTGCAACCTCAGTGACGATAGCTGTAGCATTTTCTGCTGTAAGTAACTGCACCTTGTTATCCTTTCTGAATTTTAAAATTTATATAGGTAGGGTGGGCTGGAATAAATAAGTAAGTAAAGATTGACCAATATCTAGAAAAATCCGACTTGCGCTGACACCCACCGAAAAATAGAACAAAAATAGAACTTAAACTATCTTGAAAAGAATGCGGAATTTTCAGGAGTTCCAGGTTCTGGCATGTTATTAGATTGAGACCTAATAACGGCGTCATTAATAGCGAATTTTTGTTCATCATTTACAAAAGCCTTATAGACATAGCCATTCATAAATTCAATGTACATGCGGGTAAATTCATTTCCAGTTTTGGGCGATTTTTCAGTTTTGATATATACACGGGGGATTGCGTTTACAATATTGTCTTTATTCATTTTAAAATTATCCTTTCGACATTTTTTAACGCTTAATATTACACATGAAGTATAACATGGGATTTATAGTTTTAATGTCGCACAATGTAGATTTTACGATATTAATAACTTATTAATATCTTGAGCATTATATATCATAATACGATGCGTAATTTTAAAATATATAATGAATATTTTATTAAAATAGGAGAATATAAATAATTTAATTAATTTATTGCCTATTTATTTTTATAATTTATTTATTAATTCATATGACTTATTATTTATAATTTATAGTTAATCATTTACTTTATAAGAACAGCCGACCAGCCATTCCCAAAAATATTTTGTATACATATCTATATCTTAAAAGTCTCAGCAGCTTACTTAGACATAATTTATTTTATTTGACTTTTATAATATTTATTTATAAATATATATTTTTATAAGTTTTCCACAGATTTTAGCTCTAATTATTTGACTTTTTATATATTTCATATCATTACTACCCTCTACTCTATCTTATGTATCATATTATTTGACTTTTTATATAATATATATAAAAAATATGTTTTTATAATAACTTTAGATAATTTAAATAAAAAGGAACAAAAATAGAACATAGAGTAGAGGGGTCTGTATGCCCCTCTCTAAAATATTAAAACCTATAAAAGAAGCCTCTTACCCCTCTACTCTCTATAGAAAGCTTTTCCTTTTACACGAATATCAACGTATTTTGGCAATCTACCACCTCTTGCAAAATACTCTATTATTCGCTGCATATCTTCCACTTGACCGCCTGGAAGACGATCTATAGATAATATAAATGGGTATGGTATATCATTAATTAACACTTCAACTTGCCGAGATGTACCAGCTGGTATCGTAATCTTATTAACTGACATACCACGCGATTGCATAACCCCTATTGAACGTCCCACAAAGCTTAAAAAGCGCGCACTAGCGATGGCGGTGCCTGGAGTATAGCGAACACCACTATTATCTACAATAGTGACCTTTGGATTCTCATAAATATTCTTCGTGAATGAAACACCATTAGCGTCAACAAAATACTTAACAGAATCAACCTGCCATAAAACTACAGGTTTACGAAAGTTCACGGTAAAGCGAGTTTTTGTAAAACCAGCTGAATCGCCTTTTGATACTGAGCTAATCTCTGGATGTAATTTTACAATATATTCATTTAGGGAACTATGATTAAGGTTAAATCTTAATCGTTCGGTTGGATTGTTAGTTAAATACTTTTGAATAGACTTACTATAAACATCAAGACTATCCTGAGATATAACAGCCGCAGTATTAGATTCAATAACTACACTAGCTATAAACTGCCACAAAAACAAAGCAAGCCCTATACACGCAACGATAAGTCCAGTAAAAATCCAGGCAAGTCTTTTGCGTACATGCTCTAGATGGTGCATTTTTTCACGAGGGGTAGCAGTTTTAATGGCGCTTCTATCAGAGTTATTAAGACGATACATCGTAGTACCTGCCATAGTGCGTCCACTTCTGAAAGCTGAGTTATTATTATAACGTTGAGTGCCGCTATTACCAACATTACGCCTCCGCGGAGGCAAAGCCTTTTTAGACTCTTGTTTTCCTTTAGAGAACAACCCCAT